CTACGCTTTCAGCCCCAGACGTAAGAACTCTGAGTGCTTTGTATCCAACAGCAACTGTTCCACTAGCAGTACATTGTTGCAATGAACTAGCTCCTACAGCGGTATTACCATCTCCACAATTTCCCGATTCCAATGAAAAAGCCCCAACGGCAACATTATTTGCTCCATCATCAGTTCCACTTAAAGACCTATCTCCCAAACCTGTATTGCTAGAGCCAGTTGTAAGAGCATCCATAGAACCAAATCCAACGGAAGTGTTTGAGCCTCCAGATGTAAGTGCAGTAAGGGAGTTGTAACCAATAGCTATTGTGCCAGATTGAGCATTTGCACCAGTAGAATTAAGAGCATTAGAACCTATTGCTATATTATATTCAAGGTGATCTGTTCCAGCTAAAGTTCCTCCTGTTAAAGCATCATTTCCAATTGCAATGTTATGTTTTACTTCTCTATTAGTAGCACTTACTGTTCCATCTTGTTTAGCACTTCCTAATGCACCATTACCAATAGCAATATTGTATGATTCATCATCAGCAGAAGTGTTAAAAGTTGCTCTTCCAATAGCTATGTTGTTACTTCCTGTTGTTAAACTTGCAAGAGTAGACCTACCAATCGCTGTGTTATATGAACCTGTAGTAATATCATCAGAATTAAATGAGCCAACAGCGGTATTCTGTTGTCCACTTGTCTGTGATTTTAGAGCATAGTATCCAAAAGCCGTAGTGCCATCTCCATTACCACTCGTAATTGAACCAGCCGACAATGCACCAACTGCTGTTACTTGAGAGCTATTGTAGGCATTTCCTGATGACTTTCCAATAAACACATTGCTTGAGCCTGTGGTCATATTGATTCCTGCATACGCCCCTATCGCCACATTATCTATGCCATCTCTAATTAATTTTAAAGCTGAAAAACCTACTGACGTATTATCACTATTACTTTGGTCAGCAAGTCCCCCCATTCCAGCCCCATATCCAACGTGAGTGTTTCGACTTCCTGTTACATTGTAAAAACCAGCAAAGGTTCCCAACCCCGTATTAAAATCACCTGTTGTGAGCTTATTTCCAGCGGCATGACCGAAAAAATTATTATCTACACCCCCATCTGCTATTGCTAAACCAGCGTATGCACCAAATAAAGTATTTCCACTTGTACCATCTGAGCCACCAGTGCCTCCACTATCATTATTACTAAGTGAGATTCTGGAGTTAGCATCTACAATAAAAGACTTATCAGTACTACCATTAACCCTAATAAACATTCTATCAGTACCTTGATCGTAAGATAATACACCTTTATCAGCATCATCAGCATCACCAAATAAAATTTGTCCATGACTTGAAGTTCCACTTAAGATATTGATAGCCGCAACTCCGCTATTCTCTACCGCTAATTGTGCATCAGAATGTGCATCTACTGTACCAGCACTTGCTTTAAAAATGTGCAAATTAGTGTCTCCTGACGCTATGCCAATACCGACATTCCCAGCACTTGTAATAGACATTCTTGCATCGCCTTTATTAATCGTATCTGCTCCAGATACAGAGCTAGTGCAAAAATGCAATGTTCCACTTCCATTTGCACTCGTAAATTCGTGTACTATTCCAGATTTTACATAATTATTAGCAGAGCCATAACCAAATCCAAGACCAATAGAGTCTCCAGTTGGGTCAAGGTCTGCATTACCACCTCTAATTAATAATTGCAAATCCTCATTTGATGAACCACCTGTATCGTAAATTTGTACAATGTCTACTTTTTTTTGTGGTGAATCTGTTCCAATTCCAATGCCAGTTGAACTCATTCGCATCATTTCAGTAGTACCAGCTTCAAATGCTAATTTTGTTGCTCCCTCTGGTGCAAAGATTCGTGCATCTTGAGTTGTACCGTCATCTTGAAAGAATTTAATTTGAGATGCTTGACTTGTAGTTGGAACAAATTCTAATGTAGTTGCTACTGAACCGGGAGCATCAAGTCTTAATGTACCTTGTATTATTTCATCGTATGTATTTGTAGCACTACCTTCTACAGTTANNTCACCAGATATAGTAACATCTCCAGAGATAGAACCCCCNGCNAGAGACATATTTAATCTATTGTTTGTGGTATCTAAAGCCGCATTAAGGGCTTCTTGTGTGGTTACTGAATTTGCCGTAACGGCATTGCCTGAAGAATCTAGAAGTACCTTGTTTAGTATTTCTTTTGTGGTAAATTTGTTTGCCATAATCTATCCTATATTTCCACCACCACCGCTTAAAAGCATCCATATAGTTAAATTATATGTCGTGAAACTTAGTCTAGATCAAGACAAATAATCAATCAATAATATTATGTAAAACTAGCTGGGACTACTGCCCTAGTTCCTCCAGTCTTACTTCTTTTCTTTGTGCCATATTTCTTAATAGCCATATCAAACTTTGCTTCATGCCTCATCATTAGGTTCATTGCAACCTGTGCTCTATTACCATCTGATGTTCTACCTGCTCGATCCATGTATAAACACTTCTTTACATAATCTACAATCGCAGAATGATATAAGTTATCAACATCTGGAGTGTCTGTAATCGCAGTAACTTTACTGGGATTACCATAATAGTGCAAAAGCAAACCATTTGTAACAGAGTGGTCAAATGCTTGATATGCTTTTCTATCTGTTCTTGATTCTCCAGTTGAAGAGAATGTTGTAATTAAACCTAAATGATCCCCTCTAATAAAGTACAATACCTTATCCTCTGGGTATTTTATATTGCTTGCCATTATGAAGGCTCCTCTATTGCAGACTCTGATGTAATATCAAACATTAATGGCTCACCATCTAACACCCTTGGAACCCTTATATAGTCCCCGTCATTATCCATCACATCTACTCTATAAATTTTGTTTATTCCCATAACATTATTAGACGTATCTCTACGGCCATCAGACAAATCATAAAACATTTGATCTGCTACAATATTTATTTTAGCAGACATAGACTTCTGCGAGTATTGACCAAGCTCATTCAATGCATCATTAATTAAAGATATAATATATGTTTCTGGAGCATCAGGAAAAACCTGTCTAACCCTACTGATAATCTGTTTTACTGTTAAAGAATGTATTGCCATTATTTCAACGCCTGTATTCCTTTGTCATAATCTGCCTGTAATTTAGCTTGTTGTTTCTCATACTTACCATACTCACTTGCATCAGCCGCTAGTCTTGCTTGAATTTCATTTCCATACGCCTGAGCAATGTTAATCTTGGCCTGTATCTCATTGGCATATCCTTGAGCGGCATTTAATAAGCCACTTACTACTTGATTGTAACCACCTACCTGAGCCATTCTAGCATTAACCTCATTAGAAAATGTTTGTGCTTCATTTGCAGATGCATTAGCCTCAGCTAAAAAACCATTACCAACTTGAACATGACTAGATGCCAGCTCCACATCTTCATTAGAAGAGTTGGCCGAAGTTACCGCTAAGTCAAATTCTAAATTTGCTAATTGAACAGCGGTATTAATTCTTCCAGATGCTGTCGTTATAGCCGCTAAAGCTGTATCTACGCCTGCATCGACCTGTGTCGCTGACTCTCCAAGCTGTGTAACAGCATCGTCTACTTGAGTATTGATTAAATCACATATAGCTTGAGTTTCGTCTAGCTCTGTGTTAATAGCAGTTAAAGCAGTTGCCACATGAGAATTGCTAGACTTGCTAGCCATTAAATTTTGCAAAGCTTTTATTGCCCCATAAATAGGCACTAGATACTCAGCATCATCTGGAAACTTAGCAATGGTGCTGTCGCCAAATGCTACCGTAGGATAACTCAATGTATGCACATGGGCATTTTGAGCATTAGTAGGCGAGGGCACAACAACTAAAATATTATTTGTAACGTAGTAAGCAGGGTCTGTAGTGGTAGCCGCCATCATATCATCAGCATCTCTAATACGTCCATTTAACTCAGCAGGTACTTTTCTACAGGGCTGATTAATCGTACCATCGTCTCTAGTGACACTAAGCACCTCAGAACCCAAAAGCGTAAGGCTTGAACTACTACTGTTTAAATCATTTGAAGTTGTAAACAAAGCTTGCTTTGACCTTGGCAGTGTATTCAAAATTTCTTTAGCACCATCTGTTAAAAACTGACTTAACTCTGCTTGCGTAGGAGCAGTTCCACTGCTATCTATAGCTAAACTTGTTAATCCCTCTACTTGTGCTTCAAATGTTGCCATTATTTAGCTCTCCTAACTTTCCTTGCTACCGCTTTACTATACTTTGCCTTGGGTCTTCCAGATGCTGTAGCTTTTCTTTTCTTTCTATTTGTAGCCGCTTTCTGACTTTTGGTTAGGGTTTTTCTAACAGACTCTGGTAAGTAACGACCACGTTTNTTCTTTGGTTTNTTNTTGTCNCCCTTACTCACGTAATCCCATTTTTGTTTAGACCACTTAGACAATTTATTTTTAGATGACTTTTTACCGGAATACGTTCCCCCCATATCCTTATAATACTTTACAGCAAGTTGCATAGCTCTAGCAGAATGTTTGCCACCCATCTTNGCCTTNGCCTTTGCCTTTGCTCTTGCCCACTTAGCAGGGTCTCTTTTCTTTGCCGTTGCCATTACTTCTTAATCTTCTTNACTTTACCGTTTTTTGTTCTAGCAAACTTATGGGTTTTTGTCTCTCTTATCAAGGTTCCATAATGCTTCTTACCACCCCACATCCAACTAACAGTTCTAGC